TTATATATGCTTGTTGTTGCATTAAATCACTTCATTTCTCTTTTTCTTTTACGTCTGACTTTCACTAAGTCCTCATATACCATCCATTCTTGACCTGTGTATTTAGGCGCTTTACATATCCACGTTAAATTCACATCTCTATACTGATATCTGAATATCTTCGCTTTGATGTTGGCAACTTCAGTCGCCTTACCTTTAACGTCTATAACTTCAACCAGTTTCCCTTCCTTCCACAAAGAGAAATCGGCTATATACGTAATCGGTCTTTGTTTCCCAAATTTCGGTTGTATTTCGATACGATCATAGTTAGTGCCATTCATATTACTTTCTAAATATTGGTAATATTCACATTCTACTTTGCTATCAAATACAATTCCTTTGTACTCAACTTTCTTAGCGTTGTATTTACTCATTGTGCACCTCTATAAACGATAATTGCGCTAGGAAAAGGAGCGCTGTTTTTACTATCTCCAAACTTCAGACGACCGCGTAGGAATCTTATATCATCAGCCTTATTAAAAATGTAATCATGCCAATATGTCGTGTCTGTTCTTGCGGGTATTAAACAAACTACCGTTGCGCCTTTCAAACTTTCTTCGTAAGCCTTCTTGACCCAACGCTTAATACTTCGACCGTATGGCGGGTTCATAAAAACAATGTCCTCAGACCAGTCTTGAATTAACCCATTATCTTTTACTGTATAATACTTCCGGCATTTGGCGTTCTCGTCTGTTGAACAAGGATCTAATGTAAAACTGAATTCTTCGCTTAGGTCATCAAATAAATGTTGTGGTGTTGTCCACTCGTTTGTTTTACTACTGTAATGTACTTCCATGCGCCACCTCTAAATATCAAATATCGTTACTTGTAAACCTAGTTCTTGCTCATATAGAAGCCCGTGAGCGCCTTTGAATCGTTTTAGGTCACTATCAGTCATAATTTTCTTTTCGTCGCTGAAATGGGCTCCTGTGAGCGAATAAACTTCATTTACGTTGTCTTTATACTTGATGACCTTAATATCTTCCGTGCCATCTTCTCGGTATAAGTAATATTTTTCTTTCGGCATTTTTTAACACTCCTTAATGTGTGTTTTCTTCCAGTTGATTTCATTCATGATTTTCTTTTCAACTCTGTCGTAATCATCGAAAGGCGATAACTCGTTATTGTCCAACAATCTATTGACCGCCCAACCAGTCTCGATATATACATTTGCTACAATCGGGTCGCTTTGCTTTGTCTCTTCATACATCGATTTCAATAAGCTTTTGAATTGCATTATATTCATGTGAAAAACCTCTGAGTCTTCTTGTAATACTCAAATTCAATTATTCCGGTTTCGCCGTCTTTGTTTTTGGCTATGTTACATTCAACAATAGATTTGCCAGTGATACTGTCATCTTCGTCACGGTTATAATAATCATCACGGTAAAGTAGCATCGCTAAACTCGCATCTGCTTCTATTCCGCCTGATTCTTTCATGTCCGATAGCATTGGTCGTTTATCCTGTCTAGACTCGACACCACGATTCAGTTGTGAAAGTAGTACGATGATTGCGCCTGTCTCGTTAGCGATTATCTTTAAGTCACGTGATATCTTTTCTACTGCTACACGTCTATCAACTTTCGCATCAGTATCCATCAGTTGAAGGTAATCTATAAAAATAACTTGTTGCCCGTCTGAATGCCTCATTGCTTGTGCTCGCACATCTTGCGGTGTGATATTACTTTTATCAGAAATATCAATGCCTAATTTCATGATTTTATCCATCGCATTCGTTAACTTTGTTAAGTCATCCGGCGTTAAGTTCCTGATTTCTTTTATCTTTGTTAACTCAATACCAGTAATTGTTGATAACATACGTTTCAATACCGATGTGCCGGTTGTTTCGAGACTAAAGAAAGATGTTTTGTATCCATTTTGTGCTATGTTCAGCATCATGTTTAATGCAAAACCTGTCTTACCCACTGAGGGACGCGCTGCGATGACGATTAATTGTGATGGTTCTAATCCCCCTATTTTGTAATCCATTAGCTTGTAACCCGTCTTAATTTGCTTCTTAGGGCTATCGCTGTATAACTCTTCAACAAACTCCTCAACAAACTTCTTGGTTCCATCTTCTTTTTTGTTAGTAATTGTTTTTAAATCCTTGAGTTCATCAATCAAGTTGTTAAAGTTTTGGTTCGTAGGTTGTTGTTTGAACTCAGTTACTAATTCGTTAGCTTTGTTGAGCTGATAACTTTCCAATAATTCTTGTTGATAACGTTCAAAGAAGCCGTATCCAATGAAATCGGAGTTGTAAAGTTTAGTTATAGTATCTGCATCTAAAAATTCTTTATCTTTAGTTGCTTTTAAATAGATTTCTTGATGATCTATCTTTCCGACGTCCATTACATAATTGAAAAAGGTTTTAAACTTTTCGTTCGTAAACATGTAATCTTTAACTCTTATCTTTTCTAGTACGTCCGGTTGTTTAAGTAGCGTAGCGATTATTGTACTTTCAATTTCGAATTGTCCGTAATTCATTCGTTTTCGCCCCCAAATTCTGCCAACTTATTCATGAACTTATCTAGCGCTATTTTTCTTTGTCTGACATATTCGGGGTCATTCTGCATTTTCCATTGGTGTGTAGCGGTTTCGTTATCTACTGGCTCGATAGATACTTTTTTAGGTTCCTTACGCATGATTGCTGGTAAGTTAGGCGGGTACGGGTTGTTACTGTTGATATAAACATCTACCGCTTTTACAGTTGGTTGATAATCTCCATTTTGACTTAATACATCAATCCACATTTCTAACTTCGGTTTATCAAAATCAATGTTGTATACGTACCTAACTTTTTTAATAATTTCTAATGCTTGTGTTTTGCTCATCGGCATTAGTCATCACTCAATTCTTTTTCCATTTGTGCAATGACATCATCAGTAGTATTTTTTCTAGGTGCTATTTTATTTTCTGCATCTTCTTTTGTTTTGACATTCTCTTTAGCCCAGTTGTTTAAAACTTTAATTAAATAGCCACCATGCGCACTTTTGCTTTTAGTGTACTCAACACCTACTTTTACAACTTCAAAAGCGTTTGTACCTATATCATCAATAGCAAACCCTAATTGTTCCATTTGATTAGGTGTTAACTTATCATCCAAATTTGCAATTATATATTTTATTGAAGATGAGAAGACGGCTTCTCTTTCTTCTTCTTTATTCTTATATTCTTCTTCTTTTTCTTCTTCTCTTTCTTCTTCTTCTTCTGTATCGTTACGTAACGTTACGGTAACGTTACGTTTTGCTTCTAGTAACTTTTTCTGTTTCTCACGATAGCGTTGTTGTCGCAATTTATTTTTTTCTTTATGCTTAGCTTTGCTATCTAAGCTTTGATGCTTCTCCCAGTTTGTCACTTTTATGACACCATTAACTTTTTCAATCATGCCCAATGTCTCAAAAGTTTGAATTGCTAACCTTATTGAGTTAATAGGTCTATTAAATTCATTTGCTAACATTTCTTCGTTATACGGCAAGTTTTCAGATAACATAATGTAACCTTGTTCGTTGTACTTTCCTGATAAAGTTAGCAGCTTAACCCAAATGGTTATGATCGTATCTCTTTCGGGTAAAGCTTCGATATATTTGATTTTGCTGTCATCAAACATGCCAACTTTAAGTTTTATCCATGATACTTCTCCCATTGTTTTCTCCTTTCAGCATTTTATTGAGCCTCTCATCAACTTTTATCCACGAGTCATGCAAGTGGTATTTATCATCAAACGACTTAACGCCAATCGCATGTTGCTCGTTGTGATGTTCGCGACATAACGCTAATACATGTTTGTCATAGTGGTTCATTTTGTTTCTGTTCATGCCTCTGCCGACTGCTTCATAATGTGCCAGGTCTGCGTGAGGCTTTCCGCATATTACACAGTTGCGGTTGATTGTAGCCCAATATAATAACGCTTTATCTTCGCTTAACAACTTACTCGTTTCTACACTCATAGGTATTTGATGATGAAACATAAACGCTATAATCAGTTCTATTAACTCCCTTGCAACTTTCATAGAACAGTCGCGCAGACTGATTTCTTCATAACCTTTCATAATTTCCAATTCTGTTTGTAATAATTTTCTAATTGATTCCACCGGTTCTCCCCAGTGAAGTTCTATATCTCTACACATTGCGAATATTTTTTTGCGTTGTTCTATAGATAGTTTTTTATTATCCGGAACCTCTACTTCTGCTTTTAGTGGATATCCGTTTTCTAGTAAGTCAATGTGACTTTGTTCAAGTTCAACACCAGTAGCAACGACGGAATAAGTACCGTCATTGTCTTTCTGGTATCTTGTAATGTATTGCATTTAAACCACGTCCTAGAACGGTAAATCATCATCATTGATTTCTATTGGACCATTAGCATTAGCGAATGGGTTTGATTGTTGACTCATAGGTGTCTGTTTACCATTTGCTTGCTGTTCTTTTTGTTTCATCTCATCAGTTTTAGGTTCTGGTTTATTAACTACTTCATCGTCTTTATTCCAAACTTTTACATATGAGAGTCTTACAAAATACTTGCCTTGTTCCTCGTTAAATTTATTTTTAAGTACAATAGTTCCGATTTTGTTAATTAATTGATCTGTGTCAAAAGTTAAATCTGGTAAGTTCAATTTAATTCCTAATCTACTAAGTAACTCGATATATTGTTTTTCTTGATAATCTTGTTGGAATGGTGGGACGAATTGGTTGTGTTTGTATTGTTTACCTTCGTTGTTTTCAAAAACAATCGTGAAGTATCTGTTTTCTCTGTCGTTAAACTCGACATTTGCAACTTTTACTGTAAATTCTCCAGCTCCTAAAAAGTCCCCACCTTTCATGAATGCCTCTTGATTAGTTTCTTGAATGTATTGTGTTCTACCAGTGATTTTCATAATTTTTATACCGTCCTTTTAATTAATTTTTAATTACCATTTCTAATTGCTTGTACAACATCGTTAATACTTGGATTAATGAAACGTTTGTTGTTAATTTTGATGTTGCTTGAGTGTCTTATCTTTGTCTCGAATAAATTTGATGGTTCAGCGTTAAGTACATATTGATAAGTTTTTTCGCCGTCTTGCTCATGTTCTTCTATTGTCATTCTTGCTAACACGTCAGATTGACTGATGACTGCTTTTTTTATTTGGTCTTGTGCCTCTATCGTGATTGTTGGATTGATAGTACTTCCCTCATCATCTTTGTCTTTGTTAATGCCCTCGTGTCCGCTTATAGCAAGATGAAATTGATAATGTTCTTGTAATTTAGAAATATAACGATAAATACTTACAATGCGTGTAGCACACTCGCCCCAATCATTAAATGTCGGTTTCTTTGATTTACCGTCCATGATGTCGTCCATAGTGATATCACGTAACTTTTGGATTGTTTCAATCACTACAACATCAATTTGTTTTCCGTTTTCTCTTAGTTGTTCAATAATTTTAGGCAGCATTTTAATCACTGCACTAAAATGCTTATAATTCTTAATCTGCACAACTGCCCCATCTTCTGTTACCGTTGTTCCGTCCTCATTTATATCTAGTACTAAGGCATTGTTATCTTTTGTTAAAAACGTAGTTTTACCAGTACCGAACTTGCCGTATATCGCAAATTTATAAAACTTGTTTGCATTTTGTTTGCTGATGTCTTTTACACCTAGTTGCGTTAAAATATCGACATCTTGATTAGTTTTTTCAGTCATCTATTCTCCCACCTTTACCGTGTATGACGTTGGTTTCTCCACAATGCTAGCACCCTCTAAAACTTCGCCGTTTGCGTCAATCAATGTGCCGTTTTCAGTTACATTGAAATCTTTCTTAATGTCTGATTGGCTAAGTTTTTTAGTTACTTTTACATAGTTGTCAAAACCTCGTTGCTCAAGTTGTTTAATGACTTCTTGCTCATTGCTAACTTGAATGACTTTTGAACCTTTTCTGGCTGTCACTTTTCCGTAAGGTGTATTCAACTTGAATTTGCTATCTTGTTCTTTTTGTATTCTGTAATATTCAATTACAAGGCTTTGTAAATATTCTTTGCCACTCTGTAATTTTTCTACTTCTTTATCTTTCCATTCGTTTATGCGTTCAATTTCTTTATTTGCTAAATCGTTGATTTCATTCTCTTTAGTTGTGATTGCATCCAGTTTCTTAAAAACCCAGTTAGCACTGTCTAGATCAGTTACTTTGAATCGGTCGTCTTGTTCGAATGTTTCTAATTCTCTCTCTTGTAAATCATTCACTTTTCATACCTCCTACCATTTCATGACTAAGTTAATTAGTCTGTCCTGTTCGTCTGTGTGTTCTTCAATCCATTCGTTTATAACGTCACGCATTGCATCCGTCGCAATATATAGTTCGTTTAAATCTATGACATGAAACGATTTAAGTGGAACATTATTCATATCCTTGATTTGTATACTGATACCGTTATGTCTCTTCATCACAGACACTTTAAATTCAAACCCGTTAAAGCTTATAATTTTGTTTTTTATCTCACCAATTTTGTAATACATCGTTCTCGTCCTCCTTGTCTTCTTCGTCCTCCTCGTTATCTTCTTCGTTTTGTAATTCATAAATTTTGTTTTTTAGTTTTATATTTTCTTTTTCCAATTTTTCGTTTTTTCTTTCTTCCGCAAAATACTTACCTCTGTAAGTATCTTCTTCTTTATCTTTAACAGCCTTTATTTCAATAAGTTTTCTGTACTCGTTCAATGTGATTGTTACTGTCAATTCTTGATTTGCTACAAAGTTATCTTCTTCATTTCTGTATCCTGAGAAATCTTTAGTGTAATAATGTTGTTCAGTTTTAATATTTTCAGCCATAGTTGACTACCTCCGTATATTTTGATTTAATTAAGTTGTATATTTTGATAAATGTTTGTCACTGTTACTTGTTGGCGCAAGTAGCAGTTTTTTTATTCTTCATAAAAGTATTCCTTATAAAATATGAATGTCGCTATGCTTGCGAATCCTGCAATTG